GCCAACCAAGCTAGTCCAACGCACACCTGACCCTAACCCTCCTTTCATTCTTACTCTAACAGGTTCCCCATTATATCCTTCAATATTATCTAATATTAAATACTGGTTCTCGTAGCCGGATATAATATTGGCCTTAACTGTGTCCCAATTCGGGGTACCTTCCAAAATGGAGTCGGCTAAGTTGACTAGATGTGTAACCATTGTAGACATATCAGATTCTGGCACTTGGTGGTCAAAGTTTTTGTAATCGAATGGTAGAGAAAATCTGCTCCGTAATCTCTGCTGCATTTGGCTTATGCGATTGTTCTCTGCAATTACGGACTCTGAACCTGTAGTACAAGGAAACTTGTCGTATATACCTTGCAAGTATTCTGAGCACCAACACTGTTGCAAGTAAGAACCTATACCGGCAGCAACAGCTAACCTGACCTTGCCTAGTTCAGATTTAACTAGTATCTTATTTTCTTGAGTGTAGGTGTTGAGTGTAATGTCGACTAGTTCATCTAATTCAACACTATATGGTACTAGGTTCTTAGTGGGTTTGAATGATTTGGTGATACCAGTATCTTTAAGCTTTATTTCCACCTTGCCGATAGAGCTACTGCCTGCAGTTAGCCATTGACCTCTTTGTATAAAATCTGACAAACTCTCAATTTCCCGAGGATTATCTAGATACTGAGAACATGCCGACACTATGATGTCTGAACAATCTGAAAAAGCTTGAGGCCACTCAGCTGGTCGGTTGTATGTTTGAGGTGCATGAGCAAAAGCTAGTGTTTCAGCTGGTAATGAGAATCCTGGGTAGGGCAAGTTGCGATAACCCACCAAACAGTTAGGTTCGACAGCCCAGAGCCAATTAGGGGTATTAGCTGTCTGTTTCACCCAGTTAGATAGTTTGGTGACTTCTCTGACAAACACGGTGAGTGTAGTGGGTAGAAAATAATGTAGTTTGGTTGGTTGGTCTGTGAATTCAGGAGAGAAATAGTAAAAGTGGTTCAATAAGTTAGTCACGAATATATAGTCTAAACCAAACATTTGATAAAATGGTTGAGTATCACCCATTCTAGCAAATGATGTTGTGTTATACAACTTAAAGGCATCAAACATCCGTGCTATGCGTATGCCC